AATGTCTGGGTACCGTTCTCAGGCTATGCAGCTAATTTAATGGCTGTGACTGATCGTAATGCTCAGCCATGGATTGCAGCTGCAGGATTTAATCGCGGGATTGTTACGGGTGCAAGTGATCTTGCTATATATCCAAAGCAGAAAGAACGCGATCAGTTATATAAAATTGGTCAAAACCCTGTCGCATTATTCCCATCTGATGGATTTGTGGTGTTTGGTCAAAAGACTCTATTAAAACAACCAAGTTCATTTGACAGAATTAATGTTCGACGATTGTTTCTATATCTCGAAAAGACTACTAAAGCAACTGCGAAATTCTTCGTATTTGAGCCAAATACATTGTTTACACGGACAAGAATAATTAATACTTTATCTCCGATATTCGAAAATGCTAAAAACACTCAAGGTATCTATGATTACTTAATTGTATGTGATGAACGTAATAACCCCGCTAGTGTTATTGATGCTAATGAATTAGTAATTGATATATACATTAAACCAGTGCGTACAAGCGAGTTTATTCTAATTAACTTTTATGCGACAAGAACAAGTACAAACTTTAACGAAATAATTTAATTCTAGAAAACAAATTTAACTAAATATTATTATATGCCAAGCAATCAAACAATTAGGAAATTTTACAAAGAGGCAGTTAGCAGAGAATTTTCGAGAGATTTTCTCTTTAAAGTAGCTAACCTCAAAGTCGGTAAACTTGAGATAGATGAGAAAGATTTAACATATGTTAAAGCTGCTAAGCTACCTGAGCGTACATTAGCAAATATAGATGTTAAATATATGGGAGTATCATTTAATTTACCGGGTGTACCAACCTATGGTGAGGCAGCTGGTTACTCACTTACTTTTTATTGCGATGCTAAATCAGAATTGCATCACAAATTTTTACAGGAATCGGCGCGAACATTTAATGATGGCAGCAGTACGGGTGCCTATGATATTGCTAACGATGATAGCACAATTTCATTGATGCAGCTTGATAAACAATTAGAACCGGTCCGCTATTTTCAATTAATTGGCGCTTCAATCAGAAAAGTCGGCGGCATTGAGTATAATATTGCAGAGGGTACAGGTGCACCAGTAACATTTGAAGTATCATTTGGATATCACTATTTTACAGTAACTAATCCAGCGGATCCAAAAAGAGGCGATGGACCTATAAATACTCCATTATTTAACACTATAAATAAAAGTGCATCTGATACTCCTAATGCTTTAGGAGTATAGACAATTAAATAGATTCGTTTAATTATTTAAAAATTAAAGAGCTGCTATAAATATTTTTATGGCAGCTCTTTTTTCAGGTTTAGATAATGGTGAAAAATCTTATAGAAATTTATTTCACAAACAAATAAGTTTATGGGAATCAGGCATTCCTCTACAGACATTATGGGTAGCTCGATTTAGCACCCCAATTAATGAAACCTTTTATAAGAATATTAATACGGATATTCACATGGATAGTAATAGAAAATTTGGAATTAAGAAAGATGATCAACAAAAGATATTCAATGACGATATAAATAAACAAATGGGCTGCTTTTATATACAAAGCATTAAATTACCATTAGATAGTTTTGCAACAAAAGATGCAGATTTGGATGCAGGAGCAGGTGGTTTCTTAACAGGTGTGGTTGGATCAGATAGAGCTAAAAATTCATCTAGAAGTTTAACTATAGATTTTCTTGAAACTAATCTTGATTTTATTGATTTAATTATACGACCGTGGATGGTAACAGCTGCATATAGAGGATTATTAGCACGAAAATGTGGAAGTTTTAAAGCAAATATTGATATAGTTCAATTTACAAGGTCAATGGATAAAAAGCGCACAATCCGAAAATATTATCAATTTTTTGACTGCGTTCCAACAAATATACCTGGTAATCCATTATCTTATACCGCTGAAGAAGTTAGGACTGTTAGTGTGCAGTGGGCATATAATACATATACGTATAGGAATCACATGCTCGAAGAAACATAACGACTAAACATGTTTACTTTTAATATTAAATTAACAGACAATAAATCTATTGAGTGTCGTGAGCTGCCAAATAGATTATATGTACCGTTTGTTAAGTCTATAATGAATAATGATAATGTAATTATATCGAATTTTTTAGACAAAATTATTGAATATACAGTAATAAATAAAAATCAAATTAAAGAATTAAACTGCATTGATAAATTTTTAATTTTATTAGACTTACGATCTATTAGTATAAACAATAGTATTACAATTAATACAGGTCAATTATTTAACAATACAAATGTAAAATCGATAAACTGTGTGCACATATACTAGAATCTCTACCAATAATAACAGAGCAAGTCTTTATTGATGATTTAATAAAAATAAAGATTAACATACCTAAAGATATTAGTTACGAGTTCACAAATATTGCTAATACTATTCAAAGTATACAAATAGACAAAGATTTAATTCAAATGAATCAAGTAACTAGTAAAATGCGTGAATCAATTTTAAATTTTATACCAGCTAAGTTATTTAATCAAATAATTAACTTTATAGATATTACTACTAAATCTATGGAGCATATTGATATTATTGCGGCTAACACTAAACAAAATATTAGCAAAGTAGAGTTTAATATTTTTAATAATACATTATTTGAATTTATAAAAGCAATATACAACGAAAATTTATTAAACGTATATAAAATGCAGTATATTTTAATGAGTAAATTAAATTATGATAACGATACGTATTTAAATTTGACTCCAAATGAGTCTCAACTCCATTTAAACTTTTACAATGAAGAGTTAAAACAGCAACAAGATGAATATAATAAAAATAGTAAAGACAGTAGTAAAACATACTAACTGTAATAATTATTAATATGAGCCAATTAACAAATATTTTAACTAAATTACGTAATATATCAGATACTAATCTTGTGGATATATTCGTTGCATCACAGAAACGATCTATTAAATTCCGTCAACTGTCGATTAAGCAGCAAAAAGATTTATTTAAAACTGGATTAGACGGTGTAGCAGCGGGGATTACTTTAAGTGAAGAGATTACAAATATTATAAATACTAATTCTATGGAAAATGTAGAATTTAGTATTTACGATAAAATTCCAATTATTTTAAAGTTACGCGCAAATGCACTAGGCACAAATTGTATTATATTAAATGATAATAATCAACAGACATTAAATTTTAATCAATTATTAGCAAAAGATATTAAAATACCTTTACCCGAAGAGTGTTCTAAACATATTGTATTTGAATCCGAAATTGAATTAGATATTTCATATCCTTCATTAGCAAAAGATTCAAAAATTAATAGATCGCATATTGATAAAGCTAAAAAGCAAGAAGGTATTAGTGAAGCAATAGGTAATTTATATATATACGAAATAGCAAAATATATTGATACTATTACGATTGGTACAGAGACAATTGATTGTAATTTATTAGCTGTTAAAGAATTGGTAAACATTATTGAAAATCTCCCCGCAAAATTAAACGAAGAGGTAATTAGTTTTATGGGTAAATTACGTAAAAGTGAAGAAGAGTTTCTAACTATATCAAACAATGTTATAATTATTGATTCGAGATTCTTTACAAAAGAATAAGTCTTAAGTAAATATTGGTAATGGACGTTACCGCGCAATTATCAAGAGTTTTACTTTTATTAGAACAATTCTGTTTAAAATTTAATGAGCAGAAAGAAAATACTACTTCCAGGTATGCTGAAGAAAGTAATAAAAATAAAATTAAAGATGGCTTTGGGCCTGATGAACCGTCTACTTTAACCTCAAATGAGAAAATAAGATGGAAAAGTATTGCAAAGATTTTTAATTCAACACTTGGATTTAGCTTACTTTCACTGTTTACTGGGCAGGATAAAAAGAGTAATTTAACTTCTAATGTAGTTGATGTTAGATTAATAGAAATATCAAAGAGAGCAGTAAAGGATCTTAACCAAGATAGTGAGAAATTAAAAGGATCTAGTAATAGCTGGTTTACAACTTTATTTAAAGGTATAGGGGCTGTAGCAGGTATTGCAGCACTAGGCACTGCAATATATTTTATTATTAAATCAATTGGCGGCATGCCATCTGTTGATGTAAAAACAATTTTACTAGTTGCGGGTGGGATACTAGCGTTTATTAGTATATTAGCCGGTCTAATAATTGTCCCTTGGAGTAGTATATTAAAAGGTTTAATAGCTTTAGGCGGTATTGCAGCAATTTTAAATTTAGCAATAGCCCCTGCAATGATAAAATTAAGTCAAGTTAAATGGAAGGAAGCTTTAGGTGGTATTATTGCAGCTGGTATAGCAATAACAACAGTTGCAGTATTAGCAACAACAATAGGTAAAACAATAAATACAGGCGCAGGCGCTTTAAGTATGTTAGCCGGCTTACTTGCAATTGCAGCAATTGCAGCAGTAATTCAATATTCAATTGCACCTGCAATGATGGAAATAAGCAAAGTACCGTGGGAGTCTGCTATGGGTAGTGTAATTGCAGCAGGATTAGCAATAACAACAATCGCATTATTAGCTGAGACAATAGGTGCTGCAATAGAAACTGGTGTAGGCGCAATTGCAGCAATAGCCGGTTTAATTACAATTGCTGCAATTGCTGCATTAATTCAATATTCAATTGCACCCGCAATGATGGCTATTAGTAAAGTACCGTGGGAGACTGCTATGGGTAGTGTAATTGCAGCAGGATTAGCAATAACTGCAGTTGCAATATTAGCTGGGTCTATAGGTGCAGTAATGATAACTGGTGTAGGTGCTGTTGCAGCTATAGCCGGTTTACTTGCAATTGCAGCAATTGCAGCAGTAATTCAATATTCAATTGCACCAGCAATGATGGCTATTAGTAAAGTTCCGTGGGAGTCTGCACTTAAAGGTATTACAGTAGCAGGATTAGCAATAACAGGTTTTGCAACACTCGCTACTGTAATAGGTTCAATAATGATAACTGGTATAGGTGCTGTTGCAATTGGTGCAGGTTTAATTGCATTAACCGGGTTGGCACGAGTAATGGGATACATTGCAGAAAATTTACTAAAATATAATAAGGTGGACCCTGACAAATTAACAAAATGTGCGACTGCAATTGTTAAATTAAACAAAGCTCTTGCAGCAGGTATAATAGGGTCTGGTACAAATTTAGCAGCTACCTTACTTGATTTCTTTTCTAAAGATCCAATAAAGTATTATGCAAGATTTGCTAATGAAATTAATGCTGTAAATCTCGAGTCTGTAGCAAATTCAATTAAAAATTTAAATGAATCGTTAAGTTTAAAGTTAAATAGTAATGAAATACCTAAAATAGATTACCCAACGTACTATAGCTGATTCGCTAATGAAATTAATGCAGTAAATCTACAATCTGTAGCAGATTCAATTGCAAGTTTACATAATAGTTTATCTGTGCCTATTAATTCTGAGCCAATTAAGGATTATATAGATAATTACACTAAATTACTAAGTGTAATGTCGAATCCAGACATATTCAACAATTTAAATTTAAACACTGTTGTCGATAGTATTAAACGGTTTAATACAGCTATTACTGACTCGTTTAAAGACTTTAATATAGGATTAATTGTAGATAGTATTAATTCATTAGATGTAGCAATTAAAGACATATTTAAAGATTTTAATGTAAGTACAATTGTAGACAGTATTAATGCATTAAATGAAGCTACAGCAGGCTTATTTAAAGATTTTAATGTAAGTACAATTGTAGACAGTATTAATGCATTAAATGAAGCTACAGCAGGCTTATTTAAAGACTTTAATGTAAGTACAATTGTAGATAGTATTAATGCATTAAATAAAGCTACAGCAGGCTTATTTAAAGACTTTAATGTAAGTACAATTGTAGACAGTATTAATGCATTTAATACCGCTATTACAGACTTATTTGCTGAATCAACAAGTTTATTATCAAATGTAGTTAGTAGCTTCAATCAATTAAATGAAATAGATTTAACACCTATCAATAATAAAGTTAATGATTTAGTTCTTAATTTACGTAATACCTTTAATGATCCTATTGGTATTAAACTAAATATAGATAGCCAATTAAATACAATGCTAACAAATTTACACGAAAAAGAAGCAATAATTTTAACAAAACAGCTTGACCAATTGATTAATAACGGTAATAAATTAGATATTATTGCAAATAATATTTCTAATTCGAAAAGCTCAACTCAATTAAGTGGCGATAATAATAAAAATACTTTTATTTCAAATAATGTGTCAGATACAAAAACTTCATTTTTAAAGAATATTGTGCTCGAAACATCTAACTTAGCTTACAGTTAATATTATGGGCTCCTCAGATTTTAAAAAAGCTGGTGAATGGTTTCAATTATTAAAATCAAATCCATTACTGGCTATTAAGAATATTATACCAGGTATAAGCGATCAAACAGATAAATTAACAATATTTAATATAGTTGAATCTAGCGAGAATGGAAAGTGGACAGTTTCAGAAATTACAAAATATAAAACCAACGGGTGTGACGAGAGAATACCACATGTAATTTTAACGGAATATAGAATAACATCTTCATCAGCATTACAGTCAATCCGTCATGCAATTGGTCTTATACCTGATGGTATAGGAACATTAGATAAATTTATACCGGATGCATTATCAAATCTAGTAAAGTTATTTATACCTGATAGTTTGGGTGGGTTTTTAACAAGTATTACTCAAAAAACACTTCTTCAGGATATTCAGCCTCAAATTGAAAGCGATCCAAATTTAGCACCATATTCATGGCTATATAGTGTGGTTCCCACAGGATTTAACTATATTTTTCCTTACTTTAATGAGTCATATTTTGAAATAAAAAATCGGTGGGCTGACAGCTCAAAAGATTCACCACTTTTTGTAGGGATAGAAAACGTTATTAATGCAGGAATAGATGTAATAAAGGGGGCATCGTTTTGGGACCCAGGTATTTATATAGAGCGTCCTAAATTTTACAATTTTGATTCAACAAACACTCTTGAAATACCTATAAAATTTCCATTAATAAATACGCATAAATTTGAGGATGTTGCGAGAAATTTAGCAATAATAAAAAATTTAGTAATTCAAAATTTGCCATACAGAATTAATCTTGTTAAAAATGAAATACCTGTAGTGTATGATGTAACTATACCAGGGGTAGCACATTACCCGTTTTGCTATGTTAAGAGATTATCTATACATCATCTTGGTAATAAACGATTAACAAAAGAATTTACCGATGGGGTTGAAATCTTAATACCTGATGCATATATAGTTAGTATAACTCTAGAAACGTTGACTACAGATGCCAGCAATTATTATATTCAAGCGTTTGGCAAAGATCTTAATGGTATAAATGTTAGAACTCACCTAAACACCGAAGCTACCGAAGCTACCGCTGCTTCCACCGCTCCCACGCCATATTAGTAAAAAAAATTACAATAATGAAACAAAATAGCATAAACGAATTACCATCAATTAATTCTAATAGATACGAGAATTTATTCAACGTTTTTACTACTATTAAAGATAGTAATTATTATTATTATTATAATATTTTAAATAAAATAACAATACCTGATACAACATCTGACAATGTTTATGAATTATATGAAGTAAATAAACTATTACCATTGACGACACTAAGTTTTAATATATACAATACAATACATTTATGGTGGTTAATAGTAATAGTCAACAAAATACAAAATCCAACTAAGTTAATTGCGCCCGGCTCGACACTTAGAATACTTAGACCAAATTATATTAATAATGTAATTAACAAATTAAAGTAATTATGCATTCAAATTTACCTGCCTCAAACCCTACTACTACAATTATAGGTAACAAAGAATACACATTAAATATTACATTATTTAATGAAATGCCTGTTATGGATAATGATGGTAATATAACCGACAGTACTGTGGAGGGAATTGCATTAAATAAAAATGCAATTCTTTTATTAGTAATTAATGATAATATTTTTAATCCATTTTCTGAAGCAACTTTAATACTTAATAGTGTTGAAGTATACGAAAAATCAAGCGACGAAAAATTTTCTTTTAGGGGTAACGGTCGTGATCTGGTATATATTGAGTTTATGTCAAATTTAGAGAGTGACACAACAGTAGCTCCATCCGAAGAAGTAAAGCAAATATTAATGATGTCACATGCATTTATTGTAACTGAATGCTGTGATATTCAGTATGATAAAAGAAAGGCTAAAAAGTTAAAATTAGTTGAAGCATTTCAGTATTATTTAAATGAAAAAAAGTGCGCATTTAATACAGGCAATAACTCCAATTCAACTGATAGTAATAAAGATAGGTCCATTTTTACCGGTGATATAATACAGTCACTTTTATTTGACTGTTTAAAACGTGACTACAATATTAGTGTTGATAATTTAATAGATACAAAAAAATTTGATAGAGGTAAACAGCAAATGTTTCTCTCTTTTTCAGGCGATGTTAATTTTAGTGATGCAATAAATTATATTAGAAACTATCATTCATGTGAAGATCCTTACAATGATTATGGTATTTTAAATTATGGTAGATATAGTAAAAAATTTACTTTTGAATCATTAGGTAAAATATTTAAAGAGCATTCCGAAGCAGATAAAGGACATGGAATTGAAACTTTATTTTTTAATGATACAATAAATCAAAATACTAAAAGCGGTGATATAATAAAATACCCATATTACAGTACTATATTAAGAGAATCAGCGATATTAACATTTAATATTAACAATCCCAGTAGTAATAGTAGTTCTGATTTTCTTGTAAATGTAGCTAATATATCTACCGGTAAGCCTGTAAATACTTATATAATAGATTTAAAAATAGGTAATACAAAAAATATTATTGAAAAATTTACGAAATTGTATATTGATCCATTTAAGCTAATGTACGATAATGTAGAATTAGAACCAAATTTTGATTTAAATGTTAGTAAATTAAAGAAACAGTCAAAAATATATCAAAACAAAAAAAATGATGAACCTAGAGATGTTTCTGCCGCAACAATAAATCAAACTCAAATCGGTGCGTTTTTGTTCTTACAAAATACTTATAGTATAGAACTAGAAGGCTTTACTAGCCGTCAATCAGGTAAGTTTATTGATGTTGTAAACAATGGTACTCAAGACATAGGCGGTACATCTCGATGGGATAAATATCATATGGGTAGACATTTTATAACCTCCGTAAAGCACATAATAACACAGGATAGATACACTAATGTTGTTGAAACAATTAAACCTTATAGAATAAAATAAAACATATGATATTAGCAAAAACATTAGCACCAGAAATATTAGAAGCAATATCAATAGGCCCAGATAGTTCTTATTTGAGAAATCATACAAACTTATGCGAAACCGCTGATTTATTTGCAACAGAATTAGATTTAATGTATAATTGGAAAGATACTATTTCACAATCTAATCAATTAAATGCTTATAGAGATTTTACTAAAAAATTTACATTATTAGGACCTGAATTAGATACTAATATGTTAATATTTTTTAGAGATAAAATTAATAGCGGGCCATTAGATGTCGTCAACAGAGTAAAATATGAATTAAATAAAGCATTTGAAACAGCCTCAAATATTAAAAATCCGTCAAAAAAGAAAGTATCTGATAGTAATACAATAGATAATGATAACCAGTTTTTAAATGCTTTAGCTGAAGCACTTCAAAGTTGCTTAGCTCCTTGTAATTACCTCGAACCTACTAGTGAAAGTGTTGGAACGCATGCAAATAAGACTGATGCAGTTGCTTCTTCAGGCTCACCATTATGGGATACTACTTGCGAGTTTTTGCAGGCTCCTATTGGTATGGCAGTCAATACGTTTAATAAAATAAATAATCATTTTGCAGCAGAGCATGCAAGCTTATCTCTAGCAGTTGAAAATACTTATAGAAGTAGCCTTTCTTTATTTTTTCCTAAAGCGAGAGTTGAAAAAGAGAAAGCAGCAGTTGCACAAGGGATGCCATATGTTAGTACTGATAACTTACCATTTACAAGTGATTTGTCCACAACATACAATGCTTTTAACAATACTAATATGATAACTAATATTGTTGCGAAAATATTAGGAGACTGTCATAGAATTTCAGATTTTAATCGTAGATTTAATTACCAGGATCCTAATATGAATCTTGGGAAATCAAAAGATTTTTATATTACAGTTAATAACCATGGATATAAAAATACTATTGATTTAACTGGTAAAGAACAGTTTACAACTCCGATTGGTCCCTCAGTAAACGATTTAGTTCCATATAAATACACATACGGTTGTTAAAATTATGAATTCATGTAATTATCACAAATTTGATGATGGGCAAGTACCAAATGGTAATATCGGACCATCCACTGGTGCTTTACAACAAGGTAACGATAATCATCAACACGTGCTTCCTACACCAGCAGTTTTACCAGAAGGGTATTCGATAGATCCTGAAACGAAAAATATTTTAAATGCAAATGGTGACGTTGTAGGGAATTCCGTTGATAGCGGCGGCAATGTAAATATAGATTTTGACGGAGGATATGACCCAAGAGGTTATGGCGATCGAACTAGACAAAATAATACATCTCTTGGCAAAAAATTATATAATCCTGATTTACCAGGTGTTGCATTAGTCAGTAAACAAATAGCTTTAATTAGACAAACAGATCCTAATTTTAAATTGGGCGATAAAGTTGGATTAATGTATAATGGGCAATATCAGGAAGCAGTTTTTTTTGACCGCGGTGATGACGCTCAGCATCAGCGAAATAATTATTATGGTCATATGGAAATAAATCCACAAGCAGCAACTAATTTCGGTATAAAATTTACTAGTAACTCAGTAACAAATAGAGGTACACTGCATATAATTGCACTACCTAAAAACCGTTAGTCATTTCCAATTTCAAGTAAATCAACATTAATAATCTTTGCATCCTCAATTAACTGCGCACTATTAAGTAACTGCTTCATTAACTCTTCTCTGGTTAACAGCAACTTTACCCCAATTGCAGTATCTAATTCTTCTCGCCTACTATTAATATCCATCTCTTTAATTTTAATTAAAGTATTGTTTTTCTTTTCAGTAGATAAAAGGTTGTTCAAAGTATTGACTGCAGTTGCCGTTGCTTTGACCAAATCCGCTAATGCTGTAACATCCTCAGCATTAGGAGCACTTGTAACATAGTCTTTAACTAGCTCTACAGCTTCGGAGCTACTTTTTACTAATTCACTAGTGTGCTTTAAAATAAATGCTTCTAGATTATCTTTAGTAACCGCGGGAAAAGCTTCTACCTTTTTTATTACTGTATTGTTAGCGCGTAACTGATCAAGTATACCATCAACTGTGTCATCTAAATCGTCATTCATAATTAGTCTAACTGTATTTAGTATTATGAATGAGTTATTCAACAATTCTTGCTTTATTACGGAAACCATCTATAATACAAATATGATTGAAAAAATTGAAATTAAATTCGTTAAAACTCACCAAAACGCCCTACTTCCGACTAAAGCATATGATGGAGATAATTGTTATGATATCTATGCTGTCGAAGGTGTAATTGTACCAGCAAAAGGATCTGCAGTGGTTCAAGTCGGATTAACTGTTGGTTATATTACCCCTGGTTTTGGATTTGTTATTAAGTCGCGTTCAGGTCTTAGCTTTAAGAATGATATCCAAGCTCATGCAGGTGAAATTGATAATGGATATCGCGGGGATATGGGGGTTAAACTGTATAATCATAATGATATCGATTATACTGTTAATCGAGGAGATAGAGTGGCTCAGTTCAAAGTTGAAAAAGTCTGGTTAACTACTCTTAGCTTTATTGATGAAATCATTCCTGCAGATCGAGGCAGTCAAGGTCGAGGAAGCTCTGGACAATAATAGCGCATGATTAATTTAGATTTAATTTGGTGTGAGCGTTATAGACCTAATTCATTGAGTGAATTAGTTGTACCTAAAGATACTTTTAACCAATTGCAGTTATATGGTGAGAAAGAAACTATTCCGAACTTAATTTTAGTAGGAACACCAGGTATTGGTAAGAGTTCGATGGCGAAGATTATTGTAAAGGATGTTTTGAAGTGTGACTACTTATACATTAATGCTAGTGATGAGTCAGGTATTGATACGATTCGTAATAAGGTTATTGGCTTTGCTCAGACTAAGTCAATGAATGGTGGCATTAAGGTTGTTATTCTTGATGAAGCATGCGGAATTACTTGTGATGCACAAAGAGCATTAAGAAATGTTATGGAGGAGTATGCAACTAATACTCGGTTCATTATTACTGCGAACTATATTCATAAGATCATACCTGCATTGCAAAGTCGATGTATGTCGCTTTCGTTTAATTATGATATCCATGATGTTGTAAAGCGCTGTGTATATATTCTCAATAAAGAGAATGTTAAAATACCTGATGATCAACGAGTAAAATTAATTGAGCTAATTCGTTCTACTTTTCCAGATATTAGAAAAATTATTAATTACTTACAAAAATACTCTATTGGTGGAGTATTGAGTATTGATAACTTTAATCTTGTAGAGACGTTTATTACTGAAGTTTGGAATGGCATTAAAGACTTAGATTTAATGTCGCTTCGTAAATTCATTATTACAAATGAATCAAGCTTCCAAGCTGATTATCATATGCTACTAAAAGTTATCTTAAATAAGCTATACGAGAGTACGATTAATGTAGGTAAAAAACGTGAAGGTATTCTAATTATCTCTGAATACATGTATCGACATAGCTTTGTGATTGATGCTGAGATTAATGCATACTCAGCTTTAATTAGCTTACAGAATTGCTTATACTCTTAAAATCCTTTTAAGTAATTAATAGTATAGCTATCAACCGAGGGAGAAGAGGCTCCTTTAGGTGTATTAGAAGGAATCTTAACATATTTAGATGGCAGAGATAATTGTGTCTTTGCCATCTTTTTATCGTTGACCATAGTCTGACGAGAAATATGTTTATCATCAGCTTTAAACTCAATTGGAGTTATTTGTTGATTATTTGGTCGCGTGAGTGAATCAGGAATAGGAGCAAGACCAGGTGAAAAGTCCAGAGGCATGACTAGATCAGGTGCAATGGTGCAATAGTGTGTATATCTGCCACCGCTGTTATCGAGAGCGATATTTAGTGCTACCTCACCATTCATATTTTCATCATTACCAGGTGCACGTGATGGATATTTATTATTAATGCCGGTCACTCGAATATTCAGACCGGTTTCTATCATATGGTCAATTAGTTTTTGAGTTACTGCTGGCATACTCTTAAATGATTCAGATGATTTAAATTTATCAACAAATTTAATACAATCACCAATTAAAAACCCACCACGGGTATAACGGGTTATTTGGGACTCACATATTTTTAAAAATTGCTTACTCATTATTATTATTTATGCCTAGCATAAATATTTTTATGTCAAATATTATAATAGACACGTTACCAGTCGCACAATTAGGTAGTCAGGGATATTTATATGCTGATCTTCATCTAGATTTAAAGCAAGGTATTTTATTAAATGATCAGCTACACAAAACTCCGCAAATTTCGGATATTGTTAGCGATTTTGATTTAAATGCTGTACGCAATTCAATGGTTACTTTATTTACAACTTCTCCTGGCGAAAAGATTTTATCACCAGAATACGGTCTTAATTTAAAAGGTTTTTTATTTAACCCAATTACAGAATATACTGGCAGAATAATTGCATCAAAAATTATTAGAAATGTTAGCTTATTTGAACCTAGAGTCAAATTAACAGATATTGACGTTACTGCAGATATAGAAAGTCAGCAATATACTATAATTATTCAGTTTGATATACCAACATTAGGAGTTGTAGGAGTCAAATTAGCCGGTGCAATTAATGATGTAGGATTTCAATTTATTTAAAATTATGATTACATTTAAGCAATTTTTAGTAGAATCTAATTTTAATGTGTTACCGAGGTATATAGTAGATCAACTTAGAAAAATAGTCGCGGATTATATTGATAGAGGATGTAAGACTATAAAATACAAACCAATTACTCACTTAAGTTTATTGGGATATGTAAACATAAATCATTTAAATAAAACTCAATATAAAATACCTTTAACTTTTACAAAATTTTTAGATCAAGGTGGAGAAATGACAGAGATATATAAAAATGTTAATAATAAGTTAGTGTCCTCATTGCAGATTAGCATATCATTAAACGAAGGTAAAAATATTAAAAACAAAAAACAAGAAATAAAATTATATCAGTTACTTGTTCACGAGACATCGCATGTAATAGATGAGCTTTTAAAGAGATTTAAAACTAAATCACAAGAGTCATACAATAAAATACGTATACGTATGGATCAACTGAATGCAGGGGCTCCTGCAAAAGATAATATATATTATGATGAAAGGGAATCATTATATAGAGATTATATAATGCATCCAATTGAGAAGTCACCAATTTCATCCGAAATACATCACGCTATTGTGGAATATTATTTAAACATTAAAACAAGGCCAGCGAGGCAATTATTTTTAAAACAGTTGGAATTATTTATTAAGTCCGATCTCGATACATATTTTGGTAAAAATCCAGAGTTAAAGCTTCCACAATTTTTATTATATAGTGACTATTTGAGAGGTTTTTTTAAGAGGCTGGAGCCAGGTAGTAAATTATACAAAAAAATAAAATTAAGTTTACTAAACCTGTATAACAACTTATCCAGAGTTAAAGCTTCCACAATTTTTATATAGTGACTAATTGAGAGGTTTTTTAAGAGGCTGGAGCCAAGTAGTAAATTATACAAAAAAATAAAATTAAGTTTACCAAATAACTTACTTGTACGTTATAACCTTAACTTAAGATAATTACTAAATATTAATATGCTACCATTTAAACAATTTATATTAGAATCAAACTTTAGCCAATTACCAAGTTATCTAATTGATCAAATTAAAGCATTAATTGCTGATTATGTTGGTACATCCTGCCAGATTGAGATTAGCCCAGGTAACTATGTTAAACCGACTGATTATAGTCTTTTAGGACATATAAAAATAGACCATCCTCAAAATAACTATGCATGGGCAGCGATTCAAGTGCCTATAAGGTTTGTGGATGCCTTGACCAAAGGTGGAGGGTTTAATGAGAAATTAATGCTTATTGGTATCTCATTAGCGGAATTTGAATATATTCATTACATGGACAACCGCAAAAAATCAAATTTGTTTAGCACGCTTGTTCACGAGACACAACATGCAATTGATATAATTAGAAACAAATTTAGCGATAAAACGAAAGTGAAATATTATAAAGCAGTAGATAGACTTAGGAAAGCAGTACTAAAATCGGAAGAGGATCCTGCATATAGAGATTATATACAGCATCCTGTCGAAATGCATCCAGTTTCATCTGAAATTTATCACACTATTACAGAATATTATTCAAACCTTAAAGTAGAATCTGAAAAACTATTATTTTTAGAAGAATTAAAGGCATTTATTAAGTATGGTCTCGATAAATATGTTGGGACAGGAAAAGTGTTAAAACTACCACCATATTTTAATACTAATTATTATAAGGATTTTTTAGAGAGTTTAATTCCGGGCAGTCAACCATATAAACAATTTAAATTAAGATTACTGAACCTGTATAATAACTTACGCGCAGTTGCACCACGTTTTAGCGTAAAATAATCTATAAATAATAATATGTTACAATTTAAACAATTTATATTGGAATCTAATTTTAATCAGTTACCAAGTTATATTGCGGATCAAATTAAAAAAATCATTACTGATTATATTGACAGCGGCTGCCAGGTAAAGGTAACTGATTATAGCTGGAAAGGAACCTATGTAAAACCTCTAAATGGTAGCTCTTTAGGTCATATAAACATAAACCATCTAAATGAGTATAAGATTACTCAAGTGCCTATAAAATTTTCAGATAAGATTAGCGAAGGTGGGATGTTTAAATCAAGAATTGTCCCGCCACGTCCTAATGGTGATACAATAGCAATGTGGATTGAGATATCATTAATTCAATTTGAAGGTATTGAAAACGACAAAGAAAGCATATCAAATTTGTATAGCGTACTTGTTCACGAGACACAACATGCAGTTGATAGATTTAGAAACATATTTAAAAAGAAAAAGAAATATTTTAAAGCAATAAAGCAGCTTGACCATGCATATGAAAATGATTTGGATCCGCTTCCAGCATATAAAAAGTATGTACAGCATCCAATTGAGCAGTCAGCAATTTCATCTGAAATTTATCACTCTATTACAGAACATTATTCAAAACTTGAAACAAAATTCGAAAAGCAATTATTTTTAAAAGAATTAGAAGTATTTATTAAGTCAGATAATATTTACAATACATATTTTGCGCCAAGTGCTAAGTTTTATCCCCCTATATATTTTGATACTGAATTTTTTAATGGACTTTTTAAGAGTTTGACACCTAATAGTAAAATATATAAAAAAGTAAAATTAAATTTACTAAACCTGTATAATAACTTACGCGTACAATCCAACATTACTTAGTCTAATTACTAAATAATGATATGGCAGCAAGTAATTTTACAGAGTTTAACTTACCAAAACAAGCATATGCAGCATTTGATGCTACATCGCTTCGGGATCTGATAGTCCAGCGCTTACGCAATAGCGGCCTGTTTCCAGATGTAGATTATAATGGTAGTAATATATCTGGTCTAATCGATGTTGTTGCTTATACATACCACGTACTTTTATTTTATTTGAACAATACTGCCTCGGAAAGTTTATTTAATCAGGCAGAATTATATGAGAATATTAATAAGATTGTACAGCTTATTGGATATAAACCAATGGGACCACAAACAGCTATTTTAAATTTTAGCTTAACATTATTAAATACATTACCGCTAAATTTTTATACATTAAAACGTTATTCAAATTTATCTATAAACGGTGTATCATATTCATTTAAAGATGATATTTATTTTGAAAAAACCACAACTGCAAATGAAAATGTAGATTCTGTTGGAGAAAACAACTTTCTTTTTCAGGGCATATATAGGGAATATCCGTTAATTACAGCAATTGGTGAGAATTTCGAGCAATACAGTATTACAACTATTAATCCAAATACTTCAGAGTCTTTTGTCGATTATAATAATATAGATGTGTATGTATTAGACAGTAATACAAATACATGGTATCAGTGGAGTGAGGTTGAAACATTATTTTTTGCAACTATTACTGATAGAGTATTTGAAAAGCGCTATAACGAAAACGGTATAATTGAAATTAAATTTGGTAATAATATTAATGGTAAGCGACTAAATGCTGGGGATGTGGTTGCTATCTATTATTTAGAAAGTAACGGAACTGGTGGATTAATTGGTCCAAATTCATTAAATTCAAATAATATTAATCTGTTTAATACAAGTCAATTTAATTCAATTAGTATAGACATTTTTGATAATACGTTAAATTTTATTAATTCAACAACTAAAGGCTCATTATATTTACAAAACATATATTCATCAACAAACCCAACTATTAATGAAAGTGTAGAGTCAATAAGAGCAAATGCGCCTGTTTTATTTGCAGCTCAAAATAGATTAGTTACAGTTACTGACTATGAAGCATATATACTGAAAAATTTCTCAAATTTAATTACCGATACTGCTGTAATTAATAACCAACAATATGTATCTGAGTATTTAAAGTATTATTTTGATATTGGACTTGAGCGACCAAATGATGATGCGAGAGTATTGCTCAACCAGGTAAATTTTAATGATTCGTGCGATTTTAACAATGTATATTGCTTTACTGTCCCTCTAATAGCTGCTATTATTAATGAAACTACTCCTAATTATTTAAATAAGACATTGAAGCAGCTAATTATTAATAAATTAAATACCCAAAAAATTATTACTCAAAATGTTGTCCTATCAGACCCTGTATATCAAGCATTTACTATTGGTATACAAAAAAATAATGAATTACCTACCCCTAGTACATACCTTGATACTAAAATAATAATTACAAGAAATCTTAATTCTGTTCAATCAAAAGAACAAATAAAAAATACATTTTGTAATAAAATAATTGATTTCTTTAATCAATCAAACAATAAATTAGGACAGTTTATTAATCTTGCGCAATTAAATGTCGACTTATTATCAATAGATGGAGTAAAAGAATTTAAAATTACTAACGGTGAGATAGAATTAAAAAGATTAAATGTAATTTATTGGAACCCGACATACGAAAAAAACGATATTACTTCAACATCTCAAAATATCCAATTAGCTGTATTTAAATTTCCATTCTTATATAAAAGTAGTACTTTAAAGAATCAAATTGAGATCGTATAATTATGAGTCAAAATACTGTTTTTTCACGTTTTAATACTACTGACTATACGAATCAGCCTATACTCACTTCATATAGCTTAAGCATTACTCCATTCACTTTTAAACCGGTACTAGATGATGTTTCAAATATCTATTCTAATCGTAAAATATATTGGGATTTTGGTGATGGTACTTTTTCTGAATCAGTCACTGCTTCACATTATTATAAATTACCTGGGGTTTATAATGTTACTTGCTTTTTATATGACAAGAATGGTGAAGCATATCGAAACTCATTTATTCAAACAGTTACAGTATATGACTTAATTACAGATATTATTAAAATTGTACTTCCAGTTTCTAATACTATTAATTATTCCTCACACGTATCAAATCCATTTACAGTATATAGATTTAACAGCTGGCAAAATTATAATATTATAACTAGTGCTGGTTATACAATTAATTTATATGCTAGCGGTTCAAATTCACCTTTTATAACGTCAGAAAATTATAATAAAGATAAATTCGCACATTTAAAGCCTTATTCAAAATTTATTATTAAAGAGTTTAACAATCATACACAATCTCTTGAAGATATAGTGGTTGATAGTATTAATACTTCAAATGAAGAAATATATTTTAATGTGCAGAATAATAATCTTGTAAGGTGTTTACCTACTGATACTAATGCTTGTTTTGTTGGCACATCCGGTCTAAAAGATGTATATTTTGTAGATGATCTAGGAGTCAATACTGTATTGTATGTCTCAGGGTCAGATACATGCCTAACAACATTTAATGATATACCCACTAATATTTTCGCATACTTTAATTATAATAAATTAGATTATGATAGCAAGGATATACCAAAGTCTGAGTATAAGGTAATTAATGCTGTCTCAAATAATATTGAATATACATTTTACAATCAATTAAGCTCTTCACAATTAGTTATAACATCAAATGGATTAGACGGTGATGGTGAAACATATGATACATTTAATATTGACCAAAACAAATTTCAAAGTCAAAAAATATCATTTGTTATAAGAGCGAAGGATTCAGATAATTATCCTTCTAAATTTATTAATACCTTGACTTTAATAGATAATAATCAAGAGTTGACTCCCAATACGATTAAAATCCAAACAATGAGTGGTAATAACATTGTTTTACCTATAACTGCAATATCTAATTTTGGGGTATTATCTTCGCAGACTAATGGTGGGTATTTTCGTGGCTATATTGAGCCCTCTATTAGCTGTGAAAATGTTTACTTATCGGCAATTGCGAACTTGGCATTTTATAATAGTAACCCAAACAGCCCATTAGTAATTGCTCACCCGCAAAGCAAATATATACATAGCATAAATTTAAATAGTTATAATCAGCCAATTACTAATACTTTAAACTTGACTGGTGTGAGTACTATTTCTTTAATTACTGAAAGCACTATAAAAAATGGTGTATGCTCAACTTATTCAATGTGGGCTGGTGATGCAGATGTTGACTATATTAAGAAATTTAATTCAAATGGAGAGATATTAAGCACATTTAATCTATCTGCAATTGCAACAACTGCAAATAGCAATGTAAGTCTACTAGGTAATTTAAGTAGTGCTGCGCCATCTAGTATTGCGTTTGACTCAAATAAAAATGCTTGGGTAACATTATTTGATGCAGTAAGTACAATTAGAATTAACAACACAACAGGCCTTGTAGATAGAGTTTTATATCCTAATTTAACTAATACAGACAATAGCTTATCAGCTGACTATGCAAGATTAAGTGGATTTGGTGGAGGTAATTCACTATCACCTTCTTCTGTTGACGTTGATAGATCCAATAATGTGTGGGTCACGTATTCCAATCCACTATCAAGTTATATAATTAAGTATGATGATAGTGGTAATGTTACTTTACAAATACCCCTAACCGCGGGATATTCCGCTGATCAATTAATTGTAGATAAAGATGATAATGTTTGGGCTGTTTATAAGGACTATTTAACAAAGACAACGGAGTTAACAGGATATAAAGATTGTTTACTATATCTAAGTGCTGCAGATACAAATATTACTAAGATAGTACCATTAGTAGGTTCAATTGGAGATATAACCTTAGATTTGGATCAGCTGCCAATAGTAACATTTAATAAGAATTCATTAGTCCGCATTAATAATAAGACAACATTCGATACAACCACTTATACAATAAGCTCCTCACCATTTAATTTATCTAAAAATATTAGTGATTTAAATGGTATTGCGATTACAAGCAATAATGAATTGTTCGTAATTAGCGACCCATCAAAATGTATTTTTAATATTAATTTAGATATTGCTGTTCCATCACCGGTTACAAGTGTGTATGTATATTTATCTTCTAATGAAATTGCGCCTCCAGTAACACAAAATTCAGTATATTCATATGGTGATTGGACTGGTTTAAGGTGGAATAATAAGTATTCTTCAGCAACTATTAAGCAATTAATCTTTTTTACAGAAACTATATCTTGTACTAGTAACAACTTTAATATATACCCTGCAACTGGCAAATATGAAATAGGTAAGATTAATGAAAACGTAGATTTTACCGAATTATATAAAGCAAATACATTTCAAGAATCTTTAATGCTTAAGCCTGCATTATATGATAACTTTTTAGGCACAATTGTTGGTAATATATCATCAAATCAAAACACAATCGGTAAGCGAGTATATGAGAAAATTTCCAATTTTACAGATAATGTGTATAATGTTGATACTTGTAATATATCTTCATTATTATCATTACAAACATTATTAAACGAGCCATCTATTCAATTTACAAAATACAGTTATATATTTCCTGCTAATATTAATCGGATTATGGATCTTGCATCTGTAAAGATTACCAAAATGTGGGGCGAGGCGAATAAATTTAATCAAAATTATAATAAATATGGTTTAACTGACAGCGATATTCATGGTATAAATCTTGGCAGTGAATTAAACTTCTTTACAACAACATTAACTGCTGGTTCCGCATCTTTGCCAATTGTTGCATATGAAAAGTTTAGCAAGAATTATTATTATATAAACACAAATATCTTGAGTGCATCGTATGTTAATATAAATACAACAAACAACACATACAAGTTATCTGCTTATAATGATAGGTGGGGATGGGGCTTAGTCTTGCCTAATAATTATGTATCAACTGATATTTCAAATTACTATACGTTTTATAATTATATATCAACATTTGAAAATACATATATTGGGGGATTAATTAACTGGAACGATGAGAATACAACAATAGATAAAACTCAGCGTAACATTACATATGTAGATAGTGTCTTTAACAATATGATAACTTATCAATTTGCGAAGGGTCTACACTTATTAACTAGTGATGCTAACATTGATGCGTAAATAATAATATGCTAAATAACAATTTTAATTATAAGGGTGTCGATGTTCAGCAATCTATTTTAAGTAATAATGTTGATATGTCGACTGCTCTGGACATTTATACACCATTTACATTTTTTGATTTCTTAAAGCAAGGCAAGCAGTCTTTATCTCCTCAAGAATTTAATGATGCATATTTAGCATATTTAAAAAACTGGTATTTATTTAAAGATGGGGTATCTGTAACAAACGAAACTAATATTAGAGATAGGTATATTGAGCTATTAAAGGATATTACTTTAAACTATACCACACAATCTGAAAAAAGATTTTTAAGTAACATTGATTATAGTGATCCAACGGATTTGGATGTTACAATTCCATTTTTTAGTAGAAAGATTATAGAAATTTGTAATTTTTACAAATCTAAACGAGATGAATTAAAATTTAAGATACAAAAAAATAAAATTAAAGGTAATAATGTATCTATTGACACCTCTATTTATCAAGCAATTGTAGATTATTTACTTTTAAATGACAATGATGAAAATTTCTACAATCTAAATATTTCATTATCTGCGGTAACAACAAATTTAAAGGTTGAAGTTGAGGAACTATTTGATTACTATGTTAATTACTTTGATATAGATCCAACTAAATCGGCAACATTTTATGATGTTAATACTAAATTAAGGTCAGATTATTTTTCTGCTAATGTCAATGATTTAATCCGACTTATTTTTAAATTTTGATACTGCATTAAAGCAAGCAATATTAGGACCAAACGTATTTTTAGCTGAATTAGGCAGATTATTTACAATTAACTATAACATTGATCAGGTTAATTTAAACTGTTCTTCCGATGACAAGCTATTTAATTTAATAACAACAAATAAAAGTAAGCAGTCATCTTTTATTGAATTAAAAAAGAAACTAATATCGAAATACATTGGTACTGATTTCTATTATCTCTCTACAGGATCGACAGTAACAGATATTGCTTCTGGTAAATTCTTAACAGCTCAGAATCCATCTGGTAATTTATTAAATAGACATTTTCCGAGCACAGCCTCTATTGAAGAGCATAGTCAGCTATTTAATTTGAGGCAAATTGGATTATTCTTTACCCCTGATAAACAAAGCATTTTACATTTTTCAACAGATAGAGCTCATTTTAATATAGATTACAGCAAACTATTACCTAATAAAATATATACATTTCCTGATCCTAGTATGTATGGTAATACAACAGGTTTAACAAAAACAACTTATGATTATCCATTAATCCAGGTTATTGATGTTTCGAGGTCTGTAAATAATATTAGTTATTTTGCTGCTGAAG